CCAAGTTTGTAGAAGATGGGCACTTCATCAGCAGTTGCTCCGACCGGCTTTGCTGCCAATATGGCAGACAGAGTTGGTCGGTGGACTACCGAGACGTGCGGTTTTGGACCTTCCAAGGCGAAGGTTTGGTCCTTTTCCGCAAGGTTGTCGGCTGGCATGCTTTTCAGGCTTAACCACCTGTTATAGGCATTTGCCGGCGGCTTCCTCACTAGGAACAATTTCTCAACAAACACCAGGCCGTTTAGCAGGCTCGTGCACCCCTCGGGGGTACGCGCGCTTGAGAACGTCTTGTGTTCGTTAAGTTTGAGTCCTAGGCCGTCAATGGTTTCAAAGTAGACATTTTCGTGTCTCCTTGTCCACGCTGCTGCGAAGTCGTCTCCGCATGAGACATACGGTTCCCTGTAACTACTCCGGTACTTAGGGTACTCCGATCGAACTCGTTTGATCGCCTGAGCACCGGCAAAGTGGTTGAGGATTGACAAGATGGGCCACGTGAGTGGTAAACCCATGAGGATCCCTCGTTTGGAAACAAACGCGAGTTCCTTATTCTCCTTTCCTCCATCCCATGACATGGGCCCTAACAGGCTCCTGCCAATGGAATGGTAGAGAGGTGGAATCGAGTCACCTAGTGCTTCTACGATTCCATCCCACACGGTTAAGGCGATATCGTGTGGAATGTAGTCGGAAGCGGCACTTAGGTCTGCGCTGGTGAGGACGAAATCCTCCTCATGCACATATTCCTCTGCCCCCTTTCGCACTCCATAGGGAACGTTACTTTCCCCAAGGAGTGAGTAGTTGTGGACTCGAGATTTCTTTAGAAGGCGCAATAGCAATCCATTGATCCTCTGACCAAGGACCACCGACATAGCCGGTGACATGGATGCTATCCTGATTTTCTGCCCCCTTTCGGGTATGAGAACAGGACGCCTAGGAAGGGGCTGGTTGGTTATTGCCCACTCCTTGTATTCCTGCTCTGCTAGCTCACGTGCAATGAGCGGCAGAATTCCAGCGCGCACACTTGTCGGTGCGGAGGTTGGCACAAGACGTTCGTCTGTGTCATCCATGGGTCGGTTGCGGTAGAACTCCGTAGCTAGTGTCGGTAGGGTGAGGCCTCTCTCTTCCAATTTCGTGTTGGAGAGGAAGCCATCATCCTCGACCGGCAGCTCCGGGGGTCTATGGCCCCGTACCCGTCCGCACTTCTCCGAGAAGTATGCGTATGCGCCTCCTTTAGATCTCGACACTTCAAGACATGCAGAAGTGTTCAACTTCACAGGGGCGAGGCTGCCATCATCCCATTCGTAGTGAGTGTGGTGATCGCGGCCCATCCTGCCGGTCTGCAGGTCGAATTCAACGTCTTGTTGTTCGGCTTGCGGGCCCTTGGGATGGCGGTCTAGAAGGCGTGTTATAAACTTCACTGTGAAGCTACGTAACTCGTCCTTTAGGCCGTCGATGCCTGCCTGTTCGCTAGGCGTGGGTTCCGTCCCTAGACGGTCACACCACGCTAGCAGTTCCTCCCGTTCGAGTTTATCGGCCACGTCCGTGCCGTTCGAAGGGATGGCTCTGCCAACACTAGCAAACTTCCATGCACTGCCTGGCGTCCATTCGGATACTAGGCAGCCCCTGATGAAGCCTTGGTTACCGTTCCCTGGGTCGTAAAGACGGGGAGCGTATCCAACCTGCTGTTGTCGCTGAGGAGCGTACGCGGCGTACGCTTGAGCTTCGGTA